ACGTCCTCATCGCGCAGGCGCTCGATCACCACGCCTCTGTTGCCGCCGATGAACGCGCCAATGAATGCACGCTCAAAGCCTGAGACGGCCATCTGGTGCTGGACTTGAAGCTCAATGTGGGTTGGGGCCTCTATCGAACCGTCATCATGCTCCAGCCAACCATCCCGAAAAGCCAAATAGTCCACGTTTTTGATTTCGAGGTGCACGGGTTCACCGAGGTTTGTAATCACAAAATCAAAGCTCGACCCCATGCGTAAATCAGGATTCCTGAAATACTCTTTCATCGGTTTTACTTCCCAACCTTGCTCTTCAGCGATGCCATAAGCAATTGCCGCCTCAAGCCGGTTTCCCCAAGCCATTCGATCATTTGTTTTGAACTCTGGTACAACGCCAGAGCGTTTCCGGTGCCAGAGGTCAAATTGAGTCATGTAAGGGCTTTCACCAAACAAGCATGCCGATTCGGTGGATGTGACGTCTTGCTTGCGAAGCTCCAACCAATGCTCCTGGTTGCTTGGTACGATGATTTCGGTGGTCATGTGGCTCTCCTTGCGCGTTGGGCGTCTGTTTTGCACTGGTGGCAGTAGCGTCGGCCATCTGGCCTGATTCGAAGGTTCTCACCGGTCAGGCTGTGGCCGCGCTGGCATTCTGTTTGCGATCCTCGGCGGTACGCATCGCCTCGTTTCTTGGAAATCATGTCTTGCATGTTTTCGCTGTGCGTCCCTGAAAACAAGTGATCGGGGTTGCAGCAACTTGGCACATCGCAGTGGTGACAAACCTCCTGGCCTGGCGGTATATCGCCAACAAAGTGCTGGAATGAAACTCGGTGCGTGTACACCATTCGTGAGTTTCCGGCTTCCGTGTATCCGCTGCCAATCAAACCGTAACCACCGCGAGCTGTTGTGCCTGTCCAGATCCAGCAGCCAGAAAATGGCACGCGCTCGATCTTGTCCATCAGCCTGTCTATCACTGGTCGTTTTCTCATGAATCCTCCGTGTGTGGTTTTCCAAAAATCGCCAGCCCTGCCGCCTCGGGAAACCTGGCCCCGTGCGCAGCCACCATATTTGCGTCGATCACCTCGTTGAATCCGTCGCAAGGCGCGATCCAGTAGCCGCGCTCGCCGTCATCCTGCGTGGCCTCAACGATGCCCACCAGGCCTCTGCCGCTGGTGAACCAGATTACTTTGTGGATGGTGGTCATGCGTTTCTCCCGGTTTGAATTGACGGGTTTGCTTTGATTGCATCCGTTAAAGGTTTTTTGAGAATTTCCAAAGCAATGTCGCGGGCCACCGCATCAATCAGACCAGGAGCCCAATCGTCTGGCGTCTTTGATCCGTCAATGATGTCGTAGTCTGTTGTCAGTTTTTTTCCATTTATGGAATAAATCATTCGCAGCCTGTTGCGGTACGACATCGCGTCAAACATCGAATGCAGAACGCCATGGAATTGGTTGTCTGTCACTTGAACAGCTTTGATGACCTCAGCCTTGGCTTTGTCCTCCATCTCCCTCAGAAGCCTCACAGACTCGTCGGTCGGAGCGCGTTTTTCCGTGATCAATTTTTCTACACGAATTGCGCTCGGCGCCTGGATGAAGGTTCGATCAAACATTGCGGCTCCCGGTGGCGCGGGCGATGGCGGCGCGGGCACGCTCAAATTTCTCCAGCGGGCCGATGCTTTCTAGTTCTGGCAGCACGTCTTTCAACGCCTCCAGCAGATCAGGCGCTGCGGCGATTAGGCGGGCGTTGGCAAGAATCTCAGCGTCAGACCGCCCTTCTTGATCCATGCTTCTTGGGTCGCAGTTGCAAATATCGGGGCGTTTATCGCTTGGGTGCTCAACCCAAAATCCGACCGCAATCCATGGCCCAGGTGTGTGCCGTGTGTGTTTCATAGGTCGCTCCTTTCAGCTTCCGTTACGGTTTAAAAACTACAGGAAGATGTTCGCTCTCCAAACGAAAACATCAAGTCCAACGATCAAAATTCCAGACAAAAATACAACACATTCCGCGATAAAAATGCCGCGTTCAGATTGTGTGGGGATGGGCCTGGCGGGGCCTGTGTATTTCATGCGGCCTCCTTCACGGAGCGGCGGCCGTTTAAAAACCGCACCCAGCACTCAGCGCACAGCCAGCGCGTGGCGGTCAGGAAAATGCCGCCTTCTGGCAGGCGTTCGCGGTTGCATTCAGAGCAGTGTTTCATTTTTTCTCCGGGAGACTGATTGGAAGATAGCAGCACGCCGGGTCGCGGCTGCTGGACGCGGCCACAAACGACTGGCGGTGCGGGTTGTTGACCTGCTCGGGGTGGTCCATCCACCGGCGGCAGTTGCGGCATTTGTTGCACACGGTGGCGGGCAGGCATCGGCTGTAGTCGAAGGGGAGCGGGGTCATTTGGCATCCTCTCGGTTGACGGCGCGCACCAATCGCATGTTGATCTGGTCGTCTTTGATGCCGAGCCACTTGGTCACGAACTTCGGCATCCACTGAGGCGACTCGATGATGACGCTGTAGTGATGCTGCGCCTTGCCAGCGTTTTCATCAGTGAGGAGGCCCTCTTTATACAGCGCGCTTATGGTGTTTATGTAGGATGCGTTGACCAGCTCCAAAAGCTGGGTGTCAGTAAATGTGTAGACCTTGCTCATACCCGCACCCCCGCCAGCGCAACGCTGGTCGCTTCAATTACATCGTCTTGCTGGCGCAGGCACTCGTTGACCAGGTGTGGAATGCGCTCACGCAGCTCTGGCGGCATCTTGGCGTAATGCACGCAGTGCAGGTTTTGCAGCAGTGTGTACGCTTCACCACCCTTGCGTGCGCCGACCAGCTCCATCACGTTGCGAAGATCGCAAATGTCGAAATGCGTCTGCTCAAACAGGTGGCTTACCGCCGTCTGCACCACCAGCCTTTTTGTCTCTGGTAGTGCCGAGCACGCGAGCAAGGTGCTCTCGCATGGCGACGCGCTGGATTTCCCATAAGGTGTCCAAGACGCCTCGCTTGTACTCTGATTCGCGCTCCCACTTGTTGAGGTAGTGCGCTCCGATGAGCCCGATCGCGAGCCCCGCCACAAAGATAGAGAAAACATCAAAAGCCTCCAGTGTCATGGTGTGTAATCCAGCGCTTGCAGCTTGCTGATCCGATCAAGGATGGCGTTTTCGCGCTGCTGGTTTTCTGCGCGGACTTTTTGCAGCTGCGCGTTTAAGCCGTCCAGCTCCTTGGCGACAACAGTGTCACTCGGGAAAAAAGTCACGGTGATTTCAGCGGTGCCAACCTCTACCCAGTCCTCACTGCTGCTCATGTCGTGATTGGTGTAGCTCATTTCACTGATTGCTTCATCGTTTTTTCCTTCGGAAATCTGGTTATTGATGTAATCAATGTCTCTCCATTTGCAGGTTGTCCAAACTCTGGCTGTTCCGGTGATTTTTACGGGGGTCATGTGTTCTCCTTCGGTTTAAAAGCCTCATCCCAGCTCAGCGCATCAACGCTGGCCATGTCGGTCCATTTCAACGCCCTGGCGTCGCTAAGTGTGTAGGTGTCCTTCCAGGCGGTGCTGGCGTTCTCGTAGACGCGGCGCGCTTGATTTATTGCGGCGTCCTTGGTTTTTGCCACCACGTTGTAGAGCCTCATCCACTCGCCGGTTTGGCGGTGCTGTCCAAACACAGCCCACTTGGGCGTCGGTGCTTTTGGTCGCGTGAGCTGCTTGCCTGTGCCGTTGCAGCCATAGCACTTGGTGCCATGCATCAGGTTAAACGAGTACCGGCCCGTGCCGTTGCATCTGGTGCAGCTGTAGGCCTGGCGCTCGGCGACGTCGCTCATGCTTGCCTCCGGCTGGAATAAGTCGTCCTGGCTGCGTAGGCTTCATTCAGGCTGCGCGGCGTGCGCATCGGGAAGGGCAGCACCAGGCTGGAAATCTTGCCGTCTGCAACCGGCACCCTCAGGCGTGGCTGGCTGGCGGCCATCACCCAGTTGCCACCGAGTTGGCGCAGGCTGCGCACCCACTTGCGCATGTTGGCGCGCTGCGTGGCGCGGTCGGCGTGGCCAACGCACCAAAGGCGCCGGGCGGTTTTCAGGATCGTTGTGTTCATGCTTTCCCCTTCGGATAAATCAGGCGGTTGCCCTGCAGGCTCGGCAGATCGTAGGCGCGGAAGCGTTCGTCTGGGATACCAGGGTTGCGGCGCAGCTCCTTGCCATCGTAGATGGGGCGGTCGAAAACCTCGTGTCGTGCCGCAGGCGTCAGGGTGGTTTTGGCTTTCTTGGTGGTCATGGTTTACTCCTCAGCGTTGTCGTTGTGGTCGCAGGTGTTGCACGGCTCGTCGGTGTCGCTGCCGTGGCGGTGGGTGCACCAGCAGCAGGGCTCAACAAAACCCCCTGCTGGAATCTCTGGGCTGAAGTGGTTGCGGCGAACCTGTGGAAACTGCCAGCCTGCAAATGAGGCCAGCGCTTGCTGGATGGTGGGGTGAACGTTTGTCATGGTGTGCTCCTTGTTTATTTGCGGCAGGTAGCCGTAAGGCCGGTGAAGAACTGTGCGCGCTTGTAGGCGTCGCCCTGCTGCGTGCCTGGGCAGCTGCAGCGAATCATCAAACCGTAAACCGGGTCCTTGGCCGCCGGGTGCAGCTTGGTGCCGCGACC